CATAAATGTCTTCGTCAAATTCCTGCGCCGCCTGCCGGATCTCCTCCAGCGTCAGCTTGCCTCGCTGCTTTTCGATGTGCAGCAGGGGGTCCCCGGCGGCATCGTAGCCCGGGCACATTTCAATTCCTCGTTTCATCCCTGCCGCCTCTTCCCCTGGGGCCTCTTCCGGGCTCCCGCTCTATCCTTCGGCGGTTTGCAATTCAGTTTAACCATGAGTGTGTACCTGCGCCAGGCCCCGCCGTCAATCCGGCTCTTTCTTGTGCTCATGCGTTTTCTCCTATCAGGTCAAACAGGCTGAAGTTCTCCATGCTGTCATCCTCTTCCGCTGTGAGGTAGCCCACAGCATCCCGGTAATAATCCGGGTTCAGCTCGGTCATGATTCCCCGCCGCCCCATCCTAATTGCCGTCAGCGGGACGGTGCCGATTCCACCAAATGGGTCAAACACCAGCTCACCCTCGTTGGTGTACCGGTTGATGCACCTCTCCACGGTATCAAACTGCAAAGGGCACACGTGGAGCTGCTGCCGTTTCCGGCTCTGGTTGGTGTTTAACGTCCTCATGCGGTTGATGTCGTCCCACACATCCATGCTCCAGCTGCCCGGGGCACAGCAGGCAAACGTGGCAGGGAGTCTCCCGTTTTCGTCCAGCTCTTCCGCGAGCTTCACATGCTCAGCGTAGTTGTACACGCTGTTCCTGCTGTGCTCCCTGTACACCCTTTGCAGGTCGCTCATGGGCATTTTCAGGAGTTCTTCCTTGGTCAGGAGCCGGTCTCCGGAGCTGCGCCAATATCCCGCCGCGTCCAGCTGCCACCGGGCGCGGGTGTACTCCTCTTTGGTCTTCTTCACCGGCTCATCGGCGTAGGCTTTGCCCCGGTTGGTGGGCAGCTTGCGGAACAGCAGCACATACTCAGGGCACCCCACGCCCATTTTCGTTCCGTCCTTGCACTGCTCGCTCCAGCCCAGCCGATAGGTCTGATTATTCTCCCTCACCACATCTGTCACAATGGTAATCATCCCGAAATAGGCAAAGCCGTGCTTCATATAATGGGCGATGCACTGGGCATGGAAGGGCTCCATGGTAGGCATACCCATGCCGGTGACGTTCCCAAACAGCACCCGATCCTTGACATGACAGGCAAACACCCGCCCCGGTTTGAGCACTCGCAGCAGGTTCGGGCTGAGGTAGTCCATCTGCTCAAAGAATTTCTCCGTGTCCTCGTTGTGGCCGAAATCGTTGTAGCTGGGCGTATATTCGTAGTGATTCGAGAACGGAATAGAGGTCAGAATCATGTCTACGCTGTTCTCTTCCATCCGGGCAGCTTCATCCACGCAATCGGCGTGGATGGCCGTCCATGCTTTTCCCTTTTGCTCCACTCTGCTCACTCCAATGCTCCTGAGCATGGCCTGCTCAGCGTCCACGCCGCCCAGACCATACTTCACAATAATCTCCTGCATTTTCTTTTGCAGGTGTCTGTGCTGCTCCCATTTCTGCATCAGCACCCGATAGATCTCATCCTCCGCTTCGGTGTAAATCAGGTCAATGATGACCTTTTCCCCCTGCAAAAACCGGTAGATTCGGTGAATCGCCTGGATGAAATCATTGAACTCGTAGTCAATGCCCACGAAAATGGCCCGGTGACAATACCGCTGGAAGTTGCAACCGGAGCCGGACAAGCTCTTTTTGGTGGCAAAGATTCTGGTCTTGCCCTGTGCAAAGTCGATGGTGCGCTGCTCCCGCTTGTCGTAATCCATGGAGCCGTAGATATCCACTGCCTCTGGGATGGCCTTTTTGATGGCGTGTCGCTCCGCCTCAAGGTCGTGCCAGAGCAGGAAATGGGCCTCCGGGTCGCTGTCCACAATCTCTTTGGCTTTTCGCACCCGGATGCCGATGCTCTCCCGTTTCTCTCGCGCGGCGTCAGTCAGTCCCTTTGCCACGTTGTTGAACAGCTTGAGCTGGCCGTCCTTGTCCTCTGCCTGAACCTCTGCTCTGACGATGTGCGTCCGTACCTCCATGGGCGGCAGGTCGTAGCCCGTTGCATCATATCCCAGGTCGGCGGGACTGTTGAGAAACAGCGCCCATGTGCTCACCCACAGCCAAAACTCCTCTTCTTTGTGGGGGTACAAGGTCAGATTGTTGGCCTTTGTGCTGTCCCGCTGGAAAAAGCGGGTCAGGGCCTGCCCGGTGTCCATAATCTCCAGATACCCCGCGTAATGGATGAGCTCCTTATACCTGTTTGGGGAGGGTGTGGCCGTGGAAACCAGCTTGAAGCTCACGCCCTTGAACTTGTCCAAAAACGTCTGATAGGTCTTGCTCCCGAACTCCCGCAGCACTGAAGCCTCGTCCAGACTGGTGGCCGTGAACTGCCTGGGGTCGATGTCTCCATCTCTTACCCGCTCATAGTTGGTCATGAGCAGGTCGCCGCTTGCTGCCTCAACCTCTGCCATGTTCCGCACGTAGACCGGCGGGGCGATGTGCAGCAGCTCCCGGGCATCGTGGACAAACTCTTGACGGACGCCCAGCGGGAGAACCAGCAGTGCCTTCCCGCCCTCGTGCTGTACCACCTGTCGGCACCACTCCAGCTGCTGGATGGTCTTCCCGAGTCCAAACGCCTCAAACAGTGCCCGTCTGCCGCCCTTCAGCGCCCAGATCACCCCATCTCTCTGGTGGGGCTTCAGCGCCGGGGAAATGTCCTCCGGCCTCACCTCGAAGCCTCCAACCGGCGCGGTCACGACTTTGGATTGCAGGAAGGTGTTATAGTCATTCATGGTTGCTTGCCCTCTTTCGAATTTGGCACACGGATGGAAACACCGCTTTTCTTCAGGTCGTGTGCTTTTCCCGCCACGCAGGCGGCAAAGAATACCGGCAGCGGAATGTTTTCGCTCTCGCACAAATCGTTCACAGCAGCGCCCAGACCGTTCATGATGCCTTTTGCGCTGCCATCTATGTCTACCCGCACAGCACAACCGTTTGCATCTTCTTCCACGGTGATTCTGATTTCAGTCTTATTGCTCATGGTTGTTTCTCCTCCTCCTTCAGCGCTGCCGCCGGGTCCGGCTCGTAAAAATACTCCAGCTCCTCGCCGCAGACCTGTTCCGCCCTCTGCTTGAGCTTCTCAAAGGCGTACACCTCGCCGTTCTCCCGCTTCATCTGCTCGATTTCCTCCCGCACTGCCAACAGCGCCGGAAAAAAGTCCCGCTTCATCCGCTTCGGACCGACGTGGAAGGCGTCCGCTACGGCGCAGACCATCAGCCACAGCCCCCGGACGGTGTCCTGCCGCGCCCATGCGTCCGCCTGCTGCCGGATTGCCTCATCCGTGAGGACCTGATGGAGCGCTCTCTGTTGTGCCAGCCGCTGGGCGTAGCTCACGCCGCCGCCGTGGGGCTTGGAGTGGTGCTGTTTCTTTTTGCTCACAGCTCACACCTCCATCAGCTCCGGGTTGTCGTGGATGTTGCCGATGATTTCGACAGTGTTTGCGCCCCGGACATATTCATAGATGCCTCTTCCCCGGACGTATTGCGCAACATCGCTGTTAATCGCGTCACTGCCTTTGCGACCTGCTGTGACAGCAAAGCTAGCTCTCCACTCTGACCAAAAGATCCGGCCAATCCTCGGTTTCAACCCGTTTTCTGTGGCAGTGGGGTCATCTGGGCTGTCAAACGTATACCGCACCACATCCCCCTCAAAAATCCGCTTGCCGTTCTTGTCGGTCAGCCCGGTGTACTGGCCGATGGTGGAGGGGCCTACTTCGTGGATGTCGCACTCCAGTATATCAACGTGTCGGTCATCAACCTCAGCGCAAAAGTCGGTGATGATATAAGCGTGGTATTCGGGTGTGTTCTGCTCTTCACAGTGCCCACAAACCCACTCGCCGTTATCAACACGTTTGCCCCTAAACAAAATTTCTCTGTTCATTCAAATACTCCTCCAATACCTCCACGGCCTCTTTCCAGCCGCGACACATTACCGCCCGGTACTGCTGGCCCTTCAGCTCATCCAGCCACCACTTCTGTTCCGGGGACAGTCTGCCTTTGGCCGTTTTCATCTCAATGTACAGCCCGTGGAACCCTCCCCGGGCCACGGGCAGGCACAAGTCCGGGACGCCTTTCTTGACGCCCTGGGACTTGTCCACAGCAACCTGTGCCGCGCCCTCTTTTGTCTCGTTTTTGATGTGGTGGAGCAGCTTCAGCTCCGGGTACCTCCCCCGGATGGAGGGCTGCGCCGCCCACCGGAAGAGGGTGGCTTGCTCCTGCGCCTCGGTCATGGCTAGTCCTCCATATACTCCGGGTTGTCGCAGACGTTCCCAATCACCTTAGAATACTTGTCCACGAACTGCTCTTCTTCGGATGTGGCAAACATGATGTCATAATAAATTCCGTCGCCGTCGTCGCATTCGTGTTCAAATGCGCCACCGCGAAACACTACAACGAGATAGGGGCGAGCTAAATCGGTTTTGATGATGTCGCCCTCAAAAATACGAGAGCCGTGTTTATCTTTCACGCCAGTGTACTGATGAACTGTTGAAGTAAAAACCTCATGCCACTTATCTGGATATTCTATGATGTAATGGCGCGATTCATAGCGCTGGCAGCCAGGCCCGGAGCAGTTCACATAAAAACCATAAACCCATTCACCGTTATCAATCCGTTTTCCGCGAAATAGGATTTCCCGGCTCATCCTCTCCACCTCCAGTTGTGGGCCTTCAGGCCGTTGAGGATCATGCTTGCATCCATCTTCGTCAGCGCATCCACGTCCACGTCTGCGCACCGTTTTTTAATGATGCCTTTCTGCTTGTCCGTGGCCGGACCCTTGCCCCAGCGCTTCACCGCGTTCAGGTCCCAGAGGTAGCGCTGCTCCGGGTAAAAGCTCTCCAGATTGTGATAGAGCACATCGATGGCCTCCTGCATCGGCATGGTCCCGCCATTTTTCAGGGGCACCATGCCCAGCGCGTCCGGCGTGGGAATTGTCAGAGTCCGGTTTTCCAGCAGGCTCACCTGCATCCGCCCGTCCGGGCACTGGAAGAGGTTCAGGTCGTGGGTGTTGTACCCGCTGGACTTAGCCCACAGGTCCACCACCTGGACGTTCTTGACCCAGCTCTGGGGGCAGTCGCTCAGCAGCGCCGCCTTCTCCGGCAGCTCGAACAGGTCGCCCTCCAGCCTGTCCCGCTTTTCTTTGGGGACGTTCTCCAAATCCACGCCCAGCAGGGAGGGTGCCGTACACAGGCTCAGCTTGCCCGCCACGCCCACGCAGTCAATCAGGGTGAGCTTGTCCTTCTCCGGGTGGAGACGCAGGCCACGCCCCACCATCTGGGTGTAGAGCGCCTCGGACGTGGTGGGTCTGGCCACGATGACGGTCTCCACCAGCGGCATGTCCGTCCCTTCCGTGAACACCATGCAGTTGACGATGCAGGGAATCTCCCGGCGGGTGAAGGCCTCGATGATGCTGGCCCGGTCCTTTGTCTCCCCGGTCACGGCAACAGCGCCGGGAATCCGCTTGGCAATCTCAGCGCACTGTGCTACACTGACAGCGAAGATGAGCGTCGCGCCCTTGGCGTAGTCCCGATAGGCTTCGGCGATGGCGTCTGCCGTGCCGTCCATGGCCTCCTCCAGCTCGCCGGGGGCATAGTCCCCGTTGCGGATGTGGACCCCACTCAGGTCATAGCCAATCTCCACCCGGAGGCAGTGGACCGGACACAGCCACTTGTTTTCAATGGCCCAGCGCAAATCCCGCTGGAAGATGATGCGCTGGAACACGTCATTCAGCCGCACCTTGTCCGCCCGGTTCGGGGTCGCCGTGAAGCCGATGAGCTTCTCCGGCTTGAAATGGTTCAGAATCTTTTTGTAGCTTTTCGCCCCGGCGTGGTGGCACTCGTCCACGATAATCAGGTCAAACTCGTCCGAGGCGTAGCCGTCCAGCCGGTGCACCATGGACGCGGTGCAGGCGCTCACGACGTCCTCGGTGTGGTCGGAGCGGTGCTTTCCCTGCTCGATGCCGATGGAGCAGTTAAACCACTTCAGCGGCTGGCGCACCAGCTCCTCCCGATGGGACAGGATGAGCATCCGCCCGTCGTGGGGGATGTGGGTGAAGACGGCCGTCTTGCCCAGCCCCGTGGCCATCTGCACCAGATAGCTGCCGGGTGGCTGCGCGGTGATGGTGTCGATGCACTCCCGCTGATAGGGGCGGGGGATGAAATTCATGCGTATCCACTCCTTCGCTGTGAGCCCGTGAAAATCACACCTCACAGCAGTTTTTATTTTTCGTTGTATCGTGCAGTTTTTGTTACTTTTTTACTACGCTCACAGGGTTCACAGGGTTCTCAGGGTGTGAGCAAACCCCCTATAGGGGTTCTTTTTTTTACCGTCAAGCACCAATCTATATTTTTACTGTATATATAGATAGCGTTCTACCCCTGTGAAACCTGTGAGCCTGTGAGGATTCCCACGCAGCGCACCTTGGTCCCGCCGATGGAATAGACAGCAGATACAGCGTCTTTTGCTTTCAGCTTCCCATTCGCTCGCAGCCACTTATACACCGGCTCCGGGGAATAGCCGTTCTCCATCAGGGCCGCCTCGAACACGGACTTGATCACCAGCGTCACATCGTCCGCCCTGATTTTGCCGTACAGTTTGCCCTTCACATCCTCCAGCCGCCGGACAAAGAACTCCCCGTTTTGGCCGCAGCGGTGCTCGTCCACAAAGCTGTTGACGTTGGTGCCGATCCAGTCCAGAACGAAGTCATAGGCCCGCTTGCCCACAGAAATTTCCCGCTCGTCGTGCAGGAAGGGCAGAATGTCGGGCACATCCAGCGCCGCGGCCCTGTAGCCCTCGAAAACATACCGCTGCACATAATAGGCGGCGTTGAGCAGCACGGAGGCGGCATTTGCCTGCTTGCCGCTGATTTTTTTGCCCAGACCCGGCCACGTGAGGAGCTGCACCATGCCCTCGTATTCCTTTGTCAGCTCGTCCAGAAGGCCGTCGGATTCGTCCTCCAGCCGCTGAATGAAGAGCTGCCCGGCCCAGCCGTAGTGCTTGCGCACAATGTCGGCGGTCCTCGCGCCGTCCTCCACGATGGGGTTCAGGAACTCCACGTTTACAACGCGGTTGAACGCGCCCGCGCCGTCCGCAGCCGTCACCAGTGACGATTCGCCGGAGGTGATGAACACGTTTTCCCAGCGCTCCGTCCGGCGGATGCCGCCGGTCTTCTGGGCCCGGCCCCGTCCGATGCCCTCGGTGAGGTCGTAGACGGAGAACCGGAGCTTGCCGCTTGGGTCCTTGGCAAGCTGAAGCTCGTCCAGAATCAGGGGCAGATTGTTCAGGAATCCTGCCGTGTACTCCATGCTGGCCTTCGTTCCGTTGAAGGTTTGGATATAGCGCCCGTTCGCCGGGTTTCCCCACACGGAGGCCGCCACCATCAGCACCACCGTCTTGCCCGTGCCGCTCTGTCCGCTGTTCAGGTGGACGAAAAAGGGCTGCACATGGAGGTGGTGGAGAAGCACGCTGGCAAAACTGGCCGCGATGGCAATTCGGGCCTCCACGGAGTAGTTCCAGACCGTGACCACATGATTCAGCCACGCCCGGGGGTCCCCTTTTTGGGCGATGGAGTCGTAGAGCGGTCCATACATGGGGTCCCCGTCAAACTGTAAATTCTCAATGTAGGGCACGAAGCCGTAGCCCTCAAACCAGCCCATGTGCCGGGTCGTGAGGTGCTCCGGGATGCGGTCGTGGTTCTGGGCCTCCACCTCTGCCAGGTACTTGCCCAGCAGCTTACTGGATTGCTGCGTCACCGCAGCGCCCAAACTCGACAGCGCCTTGACATTCTCCCCGGAGAACAGCACGCTCTTCGCCACGATGCAGGTCTTCCACCGCTCCCCGTTGCGGAAGGCAATTTTCAGCTTTTGCTCCCCGGTCTCGATGTCCTCAAAACGCTCCACCGGGAAAATGGGGTGGGGGCACACCACCACCTCAGTTTCCCCCTGCCAGAACCGCACGCCATTCCGGTCGCTGATCCACGCGCCGCAGTCCAGCTCCAGCCCGTATTTGGCGGGCAAGTCTCCCACGGTGTTCTCGTCGCTGTGGCGCATGGCCTTCTGCTCGCCGGTGTAGGCCGCCCAGTCCTTCCGAACCCGCTTGTAGCCCAGGGCTTTGGCGTGTTCGTCCATGCGGGTGAGGGTCCGCTCCCGCTGGTAGGGGGAGGTGATGCGGGCAAGGAGCTTCATGGGCTCGTCGCTGTTGAGGTAATCGTCATAATCGAACTCGTTGAAGTCATCCACCGGCACGGGGAGGGGGGCTATTTTTTCGTCCTCCTCCGGGGGCGGCACGAACTCCCGTTCTTCTGTTTGCCACTCCTCCACGCTATCACCTCCAGTCCGCGTGCTCGCTCAGCCAGTAATCCAGATACTCCAGCCGGTCCCGCTTCTCCGGCACGCCCACGCAGGCGGCGAACTCCGCCGCTTTGCGCTGGTACTCCTCCCGGTGCCGCCTGCGCTCATGGGCCAGCCGCGCCGCCTCGGAGTCCCGGGGGGTAGGCTCTGCGCCGATCATGCCCAGAGCAAAGCGGGCGTCTATGGCCTGCATGGCTGCCGGGAAGGGCAGGTGTTCCAGCTCCATGACGAGCCGAATCACGTCCCCGCCCTTGTGGCAGCCGAAGCAGTACCAGCCCCGGCCCCCGGGGTAGCACTGGAAAGAGGCGGTCTTCTCGTCGTGGAGCGGGCAGCGGCATTTGCCGTGCCGGTCCACCTGAAAGCCGTAGCTCTCCAGCACGTCCCGGGGGGAGACGCTGGCCTTGATGCGGGCAGCGACGTCAGAACGGCAGCTCACCGTCGTCCTCCAGTGCGGCCCAGTCCTGCGGGGCCTGCTGCGGCGAATTGTAGGGAGTGGGCTGCGCGGCGTAGGGCTGCGCATACTGACTTGCCGGAGCGGGTGCGGGCGGGGTGCCCTTGTACTTCTTCAGCTCAGGAATCTTGAAATCGCCATCCCGGATGGCCTTCACGCTGCGGACCTGGGCCACATAGAGCCGGGTCTTAATCTCGTTGTCCCGCGTGCTCCAGTATTCTTCCTCGCCCAGAACGATACCGAGCTTCTTACCCTTCATGCCGTCGAGCTGGTCGGTGCGGAAGTGATAGCCGTTGTTGCTCACCTCCAGACAGGTCTTGAAGGCCTTGAAGAAGGGCAGGGCAGAGTCCTTATAGGAGCGGACGAACGCGCCGAAGCCAGGCCAGTTGCCGAAGCGGTCAAAGGTGTCCCGGTTGTAGAGCTTGAACTCGCCCTCTGCAAAGTCCCACTCAATGCGCAGATACTCAGAACCGCCGCCCTGCTTGACGGGCCGCTCCACGTCCTCATAGCGGACGATGTAGCCGATGTAGCCGCCGGGGACGGGTTTGGGAAACTCGCCGTCCTGCCGCTCCTGAATGCTGTCCCACTGGGAATCGGAAATCTGTCTCATTGTGCGTTGTCCTCCTTGTTGAACTCGTAGTAATCGCGGATGGTGGTGTCCACCAGCTTCAAATCGTTGTCGATGGTCTCCGGGAACATCTCCATGGGGCTTTTTGCGGTGGTGTAGCCGTCGCTCTGGGTGATGAAGCGGTGGCCCTCCTTGCTGGCCTCGCACAGCAGCACGATGGAGAACAGGCCCTCCAGCGTCAGTTTGCTGTCAATCATCTTGCCCACGGTTTTGGCCTTGGTTTTGCCCGCGTCGGATACCTCCACGTGGTGGAGAAAGTAGACGATACAATCCTCAGGCAGGGCGTTGATGCAGTAGCGCACCAGCCCGGAGAAATGCAGCGCCATCTCCGTAAATTTCTGGTATCCGGTCTCTTTGGCTCGGTCCAGTTCCTCAAATGCCATCAGGTACTGGCTATCGTCGATGACGTAGCACTTGCGCTTCGGGGCGTTCAGCCCCTTGTAGATGGTAGAATAGGTGGCGTTGTTGACGGTGGGGAGCCGCCGCCGAAACGGCAGCGGCTTACCCGCCACGTTGAACACGCCCACCTCCTCGGGGGAGAAGTTGCGCAGGCTGGCAGATTTGCCGCTGCCGCTCTCTCCCAGAATCAGGACGGGGATTCCCATTACTGCTGCGCCTCCTTCTGCTCCTGCTCATCGTTCAACGCCCATCTCCACCGGGGCAGCAGCTCTTCCAGCGCATCGCAGAGGTCGGAGAAGGGATACAGGTCCTCTGCGTTCTTTCTGTGCCACTGAACCAATACGCCCTGAATGGCCTTTTCGTAAATTGCGCTCTTCTTCATGTTGCGCACCTCCTCGCTCAGAATTTCACGTCGAAGCTGTCCGGCTTTCGGACCGCTGTCAGCCCCGGCACAATCTCCCCGGTTTCCGCAAACGTCACCGCGCCTGTCTCCGGGTCCCCCTGTACCAGACGCTTTACCATCCCCCACCGGGGAGTGATTTTGATGTTCAGCAGGTCCTCCTTGTCAGGGGCCTGCCGGAGCCAATTGGTCAGGGCCTCATCGTCCCGCTCGTAGTCCACGCCGCCCAGTTTGCGCACCAGGGACCCGTTCAGGAGCTTATACTGCTCCATGGTCTTGGTGCGTCTTGGCTCCACGGTGCTGAAGTACCTCTCCAGCAGGCCCAGCAGGTACCCGGTACGGCTGTCACACAGCCGCTGCGCCTCGTCCAGCTTGGCGTCCAGCTCGGCCACCTCCGCATCGTGCAGCTCGGTGAGCCGCTGGAGCTCGTCCCGCTCCGCCTTGATTTTGCGGAGCGCCCAGTCAGCTTTCTGGTCGCTGTCGATTGCGAAAGCCTCGTTGATCTCAAAGTCCATCGTTATCCATCTCCTCCCATGCGTCCACTTCATCAATACAAAGGTCACAGCCCAGAATTCTACCGAACCAATCTTTGTAGTACTTGTCGCACTCCAAAAAACAGCAGGGGCACCGGGGGTGCATCTGCTCGGGCGGCTCCAACGGCGGCTCGGGGATGTGGTCAGCCCTCTGCATGGTCCGCCTCCTCCTGCTCCATTTTGGCCTTGGCGGCCTCCTCCTCATCGCGCTGCTCCACATACAGGGCAGTGTCCCTCTGGTCGCAGAGATAGGCCAAAGCGTCGGCCAGCTCGTCCGCGTCCAGGCGCACGCCGTTTGTGGTATACTTCTCCGCCGTCGCCGCGATTGCCAGCGCGTAAACGTCGCTCGGCTTGATGTTGGTTTTCATTCTTGCCATTGTGTTTCGTCCTCCTTGGTGCTATAATACAGATGGTATTCATTGCCTTGCCGCCATTCGGAGCTCCACCTCCGGGGGCGGCTTTTTTACTCCTTCCCCGGCCTCGCCGGGATGTACATCAATCCGTCCTTGCCCTCACGCAGCCCATACCGCAGCAGGTACTCCAGCCGCGCCGCTGCGACATCAGGATTCCAGCCGCACTGCTCGCAGTGGAATGTGGCACAGGCCCTCAGGTCCTTCCCGCCGCGGATCAATTGGCAGCCGCGCTCAAACAACCCTCCTCACCGCCTTCCTCTTCACCAGGTACTTCCACACCTGGGCTTTGCGTCCGCAGCCCTCGCACTCCCGCCGGATGGGCGGGACGTTGATTGGCTCCACGCTGTACACCTCCCGCTGCTCCATGTAGCAGCTCAGGCAGAGGAATTTATGCTCCATCACAGCTCCTCCTCCGGCTGGTCCGTGTACCGGGGCGGCAGCTCCTCCCGCCGGGCGCGGACCCTCGCCAAAAAGTGCCCGAACTCCCCGGGCGTGAGCCTGACTCTCGCGACGGACACCACGGCATCCACCTCCACCTGCCTGGCTGCTGCCAGCAGCGCCCGCTCCGCATCCTTGTAGGCGCGGGACTTAAACACTCGCATTGCCAAACCCTCCCTGTTCGTTCCAAAGCTCGTTTGCATCGTCCACATCCGTCCCGCAGGGACCCAGGAATCCGCAGTCCTCGCAGACCAGCTGCCAGAGGGTACGGTCCTTCCGGAACGGGTCCCAGAAGGCCTTCCGGCAGAGATTGGTGCTCCCGCATTTGGGGCAGGGCATCAGGCCGCTCATCGTCTTACAGCCTCCCTCCACGGTGCCGCCCAGGGATCGTCGGTCTCGGCCATGATGCTGGCCATCCGGCTCCGACTCTGCTCCCGGAGCAGCTCCTGATACTGCCGGTAACCCGGCTGCGCCCTGCGCCACTTGCGGAGCTGACGCCGGACCTGCATCGCCGCCCTGCGCACCGCCGCACTCAGCAGCGCATAGATAACCGCCCCGCCCACAGCACAAATCAGGCTGTGGATGTTGAAAAAGCTGTGAATCATGTGCATTTTCTTCTCCTTTCACTCCACGAAAATCCGGCTGAGCTCCTCCGGGCCCCACCCGAAGTGTGTCTTTGCCCGGAAAATCTCGTCGGCCTTAAACGTTTCCGGACGCTGCTTCCGCGCCCGCGTCCAGGTGTCCAGCGACAGCCCCAGCGCGGCGCAGGTCTCCGCGTCCGTCTCTCCGGCCACGGTCTGGGACCGGAGCAGCTCCCCCAGCAGGCGGCGATGATAGCGCTCCTCGGGGGACACTTTGCGCTTTGCCATGGTCTCAGCTCCCCTCACTCTGTCTCGTCAGCGTCACTGCAAACAGGGTCTCCGTCATCCGGCAGAGTTCGAACCGGTACCCGGCCCTCTGCGTATCCAGCCAGTCGAAGCCCAGGGCTCGCGCCACTTCCGCTTCAATCCAGCCTTGCCAATAGGCCCCATTGGCCCACCTGGAGCTAAACTCGGCATCCAGTTTGACGAACCACATCGCCGTGTCGTGGTCGGTGCCACGGTCGATAGCGTGGGCGATGATTTTGACTTGCTCCTTCATGGTGCTCAGCTCCTTCCTTTTTTGAGCAGCAGCGAAACGGCGTTCCCATCAAGGAGGATGCCGCCCTTGCACAGGTGGACCGCGTCAATGCACACGTCCCACACCTGGGTGGCCTCATTCTGCGGCCAGACGCTCACATGGATGATGTGGCCGTCTTTCATCAGCCCGGTGAGGATCCCCATCACAATCTCCGCATAATCAACGCTGCGGCTGTCGCCCTCGTCGAAGGCCTTGAGGTTGTCCTGAATGTTGGTCACCAGAACGGTCATCGTGGCCGGATTGATGGGTTTCTTCATGGTGTTCACTCCTCTCCCGCAGCGTCCAGAGCGCTGAGGTCCAGCGTCCAGCCGACCAATTCTGACAGGGCCGCGCCGAACGCCTCGCGGAGGTCGCCGTCTGCGTCCTCGGCCAGCGTCAGCCCCATCGACGCACCCGAAATCATGGCTTGTGCCATCTCGGTGTTCCCGGCCTTGAGGTGCTGCCGGATTTCGTTGATGAAGGCCCCGGCAATGATGTGGAGCTCTTCCTTCCCAGCTCTTCTGTGTTTCTTCATGGTATTCACTCCTTTCTTCTCTTCCCGCACTCCAGCGTCCGGCGCATCAGCTCCAGCACCAGCTCATACTCGGAGTAGGTGCAGTAGGGCAGCGCGTTCACGATGGCATTCATGGCCTTGCTGGCTGCCCTGCTGAACTGGTTGAGCTGGGTGGGCGGGATGAAGATTCCTTGCTCGCGGGAGAGGCGTTCCGCCTCCTCCTCGTAGGTGGGTAAGGTGGTCATTGGTCACCCTCCTTTCTAGTTTCTTTTAGGAAACCACATCGTTAAAAAAAACAGAGATGGTGTCTGCCTCGTTCAGCCGCAGGAAACGAATCGTTTTCTCGATTTCGTCCCGGGTGAACTCGGTTTGGCCCCTCATCTTGCGATAAAGGGCGGTTCTGCTGATTCCAAGAGCCTGTTCGTAGGTGGAAAGACTCTCTCCTCGGTCAGCAATGAAGTACTTCAACTTGTTGACGTCCACTCACTTCACCTCCTTCCGTTTCCTTTAGGACACTTCCATATTACCCCATCCATTGGTCTTTGTCAAGCCCTAAAGGAAACTTTTTTCCCGCTGGCTGAATTTGCAGTTGCGAATAAGAAACCGGCGTGTTATAGTGTACTTATCAGAGTGGAGGTGATAACAAGTGGAAGTAAAAGACAAAATCAAGGAGCGACGGACAGAACTGGGATTGACCCTTGAGCAAGTAGGAAACTATGTCGGCGTGAGTAAAAGCACAGTCAAAAAGTGGGAAAGCGGCTCTATTTCCAATATGCGGCGGGATAAGATAGCAAAACTATCAGAGGTGCTCCGCATTTCTCCGGTGGAGCTGATGGGCTGGCAGGACGAGCCAACACCACCCACACCAACCCCGTTCCCGGCCTCCAACCTACAGCCCATGTTCGGCACCAAGGCCAGCCCCCGGCTGGGCGATATTCCATGCGGTGAACCGGCTCTCGCGGAGCAGCACTTTGAGGGCATGGACATCGTCCCGGACTTCGTGGACGCAGACTTCACCCTCCAGTGCCACGGCGACAGCATGATTAACGCCCGCATCTTTGACGGGGACATCGTGTGCATCCGCCAGCAGGAGACGGTGGAGAATGGTGAAATCGCCGCCGTGCTGGTGGACGGGGAGGAGGCCACCCTGAAGCGCGTCCACATCTACCCTGACCACATCGTGTTGGAGCCGGAGAACCCCAAATACCGCCCGCTGCCCTTTTGGGAGGAGGACATGAACCGGGTGCGGATTCTGGGCAAGGCCACGTACTTTATAAGTCATGTGCGGTGAGTTAACTCATTCACTCAACTCACTTAAATTCTCGCTTTAACTCGCTTTAACTCGCTTAACAGAATTAATTGCGTTAAACGCACGTTTATAACTCATGTTTCGCGCGTTAAAATGAAAGTTGAAAGAAAGAAGCCTCTGTTCGGGATTTCCGAACAGCTCGCAAAACAAAAAACCGCCCCGGCGGTGCGGATGCCGGGACGGTGAGGGCAGTGTATGTATGTCAGCCCATAACTGCCCCTCTATTATACCACGATTGGAGGGATTTACAATGGCAACAGCGAAAAAACTCCCCTCCGGCAACTGGCGCTGCCAGGTGTACATGGGCAAGGGCCCGGACGGGAAGGCCATCTACAAGTCCGTCACCGCCTCCACCAAGAAGGAAGCGGAGTATGAAGCGCTCCAGCTCCAGCTCCACCACAAGGCCATCACCCAGAGCAGCGCCGCCATGACCCTGCGGGAGGCCATGAACGCCTACATCGACGGTAGGGAAGGGGTGATCTCCGTGACTACCCTCCGAGGTTACCGCACCATCGTGGCCAACAGCTTCCCCCGCATCATGGGGACGCAGCTGCGCAAGCTCACTCCGGCGCTGATCCAGCAGGCCGTCAGCGAGGAGGCTGCCGACCACAGCCCGAAGAGCGTCCACAACGCTTACAGCCTGATGCTCTCTGCGCTGAAGATGTACCATAAGCCTCTGGCCCGAGACCTCCAGGACGACGGTGTAAAGCTGCCCCAGAAGCAGAAGTTCCAGCCAAACGTCCTGGACACGGAGCAGGTGGCCACGCTGGTGCAGGGAATCCAGGGCAACATCATGGAGCTGCCGATTCTGCTGGCCCTGTGGTGCTGCCTCCGGGAGTCGGAAATCTGCGGCCTGCGGTGGACGGACATCGACTGGGAGCACCACCGGCTGCACGTACACGGTGCCCGTGTTCTCACCGGTACCCGCTACGCGGCCCACAAAGGCCCCAAGACGGTGGAATCCGACAGGTGGATAAATCTCCACCCATACCTGGAGGAGCGGCTGAGAGCCGCCCAGGAGTCCACAGAAGGGGAGTGGGTGACCACTCTGACAGGCCGCAGCATGTGGAAGCGCTTCAAGACGATTCTGAAGCGCAACAAGCTCCCGGACGTTCGGTTTCACGACTTGCGCCACAGCAACGCCTCAATCATGGCCCTGATGGGTGTGCCGCAGTACCTGGCACAGCGCCGGGGCGGGTGGAGCACCCCGGACACGATGAACCGTGTCTATACCCACACCATGGAGGCCGGCGGCTCCATAGCGGACGAAAAAGTGAATGCTTTCTTTGAACAGATTCTGGGTATATCACACGAAACATCACACGAAGCGTAGCTTGGTTCGTTTTTTAACTGCGGCACAGGAGATTTTTAGATTCGTTAAACGGGTTCGAGTCCCGCTACCCGCACCACACCAACCCCCTCCGAGAGGATCCGGAGGGGGTTTTTATTTCCAATTCCCACAACTTTTCCCACCATCCGCAACTTTTCCACCACACTCCCACGGAGCTTTTCCCGCCCTCGCGGGCTCTATCCCGCCCTCACGGACCTTTCCCCGCCCAAATATCACACGAAATATCACACGCATCACACGCAAAAAGTTACACCCCCCGGGAAACCCTCCCCGGGGGGCATTTTTATGGCCGCCGCAGGAGCCTCCCCTATCTCACTCATCCGGCACAATCACGCACAGAATCTCGCTGTTGAACGGATACCCTCCCGTCCGCAGCCAGTCGCCAGCGCTCTGGTACTTCTCCCCGACGCTCTTGTTGCAGCTCCAGATTTTACCGTCCCCGGCGCTGACGCAGGCGTTGGAGGTCTGGATGTACACGCATCCGGCCCTCCGCCACTTCTCCGGCAGCTTGGCGAACCTCTTGTTGACCCAGTACACCTTGCAATGGCGAAGGTTCTCCGTGCCCCTCACCGCATCCGTGATTTTCTTTTTCCCGGACGCCTTCTTCGTGTGGGTGATGACCTTGCCCTTGGGCAGGCATCCAGCCTCCTGGAGCACCAGCGACGCCATCAGGTGGCAGTTCAGCTCGCCCTGCTTTTTGAACTCCTCCAGCGTGGTGACCCGCTTTTGCACGCCGCTCCCGTGCTTTTTGCCATTGGCCATCGGATAAATCCTCTTAGCGGCCTCCGCAGCGGCCTTGCGGTAATTGGTGGGCGCTGCGGCCTTGGCAGTGCTCTCGGTGCCCCCGGAGGGCGCGGAGGGCTCCGTCGGCTTCGGCTTCTCCTTGGCCTTGGTGAGCGCGTCCCATGTGTCTTTGTCCACAGCTCCGGTCAGCTTGAGACCCGCGCCGAGCTGGAAGGTGATCACTCCGGTAATGGTCTTCTTCCCGCACACTCCGTCCACGGCCCCGATGGAGTACCCCAGCCGCACCAGCTCCCACTGCACGGCCCTGACCTCGTCACCGTGATTTTGCCAGTGTACCAGCCTCAGCGCCAGCGCCTGCTCGTTGCTGGTGATGGTTTTGGTGGGGGCCGGATAGGGGTTTCCACCTGTCCCCGGGGAGGGGGAGGCAGCGTTGAACAACCTCAGCTCCGCCTCCCGGCGCTCCAGCAGGCCCTTGACGTGCCGCCCTCTGGCCTTGTCGTACTTTCCCCACACGGCCCGAATCTCCGCGCGGCTGCGCAGGGGCTTTTTGGGGTCTCCGCCCTCGTGGAGGAGGTGAAGGTGGCCCAGATTGTAGGCAAAGCTGCACAGGGCGTCAAACTCGTTTTGGCTCCAGCAGAACTGCTTGTCGTAGGCCTCCACCATGGGGGCATATTTCTGGTTCACGGCCTTGCGGAGCCAATCGTCCGCCGTGGCCTGAGAAATCTTCATCCCCGCCTTGATGGCCTTCCCCGTGATGCCCTTGTCCGCGCTGGTGGTGCCCCACCCGATGGTCCACTCGCCCACGCAATCCCGATAGGCCCGCAGCTCGCAGCCCTCGAAGCGCTTAATCAGCGCCAGCCCCTTCTCACTGATTTTCATGGGGCTCCGCCTCCTCTGCCTGAGCCGTTTCCTGCTCCATGGGGAGCTGCTTCTTTTTCTCTTCCTGCTCTGTATTCTCCAGCCGGTTGCCCATTCCGAGCAGCTTCCACAGTTTCGTGGAGCTCAGCTCCGGATTGATTCTGCACAGGTTCTCCAGAATGGAGCCCGCCTCCATGAGGATGATGTACACGCAGGCAGCCGTGCCCACCGGCACGGCGAAGCTCAGCCCCAAATCCACAAACCGCTGAGCGTACTCCATGAGCCAGCCCAGGGCCAGCACGCACAGCAGGCTCAGCTTGTGGAACAGCCCCCGCCGCATGATTTTGGAGGAGAAGCCCCCCGTTGCGAATGCCTTGAGGAGGCCGGTGAAAAAGTCCAGAACGATGAAATAAAACGTAATTAAATATCCCATGGTGGTGTCCTCCTAGCATCAAATTGGCGTTCCTGTGTATTCCGGGCCAGCAATAAACTCATAGTTCGTCTCGCTCGTATAAAATGTGCTGGTCACAAGGAGATATAACTCTGATTTATTATGTTGTCCGAATAGACAGAGACATTCGCAGATTGGAGATGGGAGATCTGTCGCCGGGTTGAATGGTGTAACCAATGATATATGACATATTGCTGTCCACATCTGGGATGATCGCTTCCTGATTTCCTTGTCCACCACCTCTGACTATGGCAATAGCAGTCCATGGACTCTGATTCAACTGTACAACAGCAGATACCCGGGGATCGTCACAGTCTAAACGAAGTACACAGTTGCAGAAGACTTTACAGACATCTGTTGGTACAGTCCATGTGATACCAGCGCCTAAAGTAGTACTGCTATCCCACGCGCTGCATGTCACCAGCACGGATGACCAGTTATCGTCTGTCGAGAAGCTGATGGAATGAGTTCTTGGCTTCTCATTACGACTGTACAGAGTGGGACGGAATAAGTTCAAGGTGTTTGGCGTTGACACGTTCACACTCACGCTGTTATTCAGCGTTGTATCATACGTCCCATTCTGCGTGATTTCAGATGCTCTCGCTGTCTGCGCCACCAGCGCCCCGTTGGAAACCACCTTGCCCTCGTCCCCGGCGGCATAGCTATTCGGGACGTTGACCGCAGCGCTGGCATAATCCTTGACGTTGGTGGTGCCGTTTTGGGTGATGTTTACCGTCCCTGTCGGCTCCGGATAGCCGGTATCAATGTCCAAAATGGCCTGCGCCATCTCAGCGGGTTTATAAATCGTGCTACTCCCGTTTTTGGAGCGAATCGCCGCCGCAATCGCGGACAGCTCGGAATCTTTAATGCGTCCTTCTGCCATTAGAATGTTCCTCCTCCGCCGCTTCCCTCGGTGCCGGTGCTGCCTGTGGTGGTGTGCGCGTCCCCACTGGCAGGTGTGCTGGTAATCTGGAATGTATCTTGACACTCCACACCTGTATAGGAGTTAATCCACTTAACCGGAATGGTAGCAGTGCCGCCCGTTACATTTCCATAAATCATAGTCCACGCAATCGCAGCCGCATTCGCATATTGTATATTTCCAGACCCCGCAGAAGGGACCACTGATGGATACCTGTACGCTCCGGAGCTGCCACCATGTTGATAATAGACCGTTTTCCCGTTATATGTATATTGATGGCCAGACCCAGTTGCTGGTTCAGTTTCAGGCCCCCGATATATCTCATAATCACCGCTACTATCGGCCCAAACAAAGCTGTAACCACTATCATAGCTCGTTGCGGCAAAAACGCCATGATTTGCCGATAGCACAAACGATATATCTTCACCGTTTGACTTTATACGATTAACCTGTATTGTAGCACCGAACTTAATTGGCTGTACTACTGCGCTTCCGGTTTCCAAATCAGAGCTTGCCTGCCTGTCCCCACTCGCCGCCGGTGCCTCGGTCACCGGGAGAACCAGTTCTCCAAGACTCAAATGCCCGTTGGGGTGGTCTGCATCGGTGTAGGTACTCCCGTCCCGATTCACCATCTTTACTACCAAACCGGTGTAAACCATGGTCTCCCCGGCGTTGTAGTCCGTTTTTGTGGGCGGCGTGACAATCTGAATCCCGCTCGGCACCGGTGTCGTCACCAGCACGCCGTCCTCGTCCACGCCCACGGCAACGTCGTTGCCCGTCTCCGGGTCCGTGCCCACCACAGCGCTCCCCGCCCCACCGGGCTTGATGTCCCCGCCGGTGGGCTTGCCGTGGCTGTCCGCGCTCCCGTTGCCGCCGCGCACGTTGACGGAAAACTGAGAAAAGCCGTATTTGCTGTCCGATGCCGCGGTGTACGTCCCGTTTTTGTTGACGGACTTGGTGCCCAGATTCACATCAGATTTGCGGACGAAGCACTCCGTGCCGCCGCCCTGCTTTTTGACCTCCAGCATCTGGAGGGTCAGGCTCTTGCTCTCGTCCCCCTCCTTGATGGTGTTGGTTCCACTGCTCCAGCTCATTGAATCACCCCCACTGCTACCGTCTCCCCGTCCACAGTCTTCTCCTCCACGTCCCACTCGTCCACGCTCAGGACCTGGAGCACTCCGGTGCTGCTGTCCAGCACCAGCGCCTGGTCTACGTTCTCATTGTCCGTGGTGCCGCCCTGCGCCACGGTGCCCGTTGCCGCCTCGTTCTCCGGGTAATAGATGGTCCGCAGCTTTCCGGTCACAATATCCGGATAAATATTCTGAATTTCGTAGTGATACCCCACCGGAAGCTGATAGGTCCGCCGCACCAGCTCCGCGCCCTGATACAGGTAGCGCAGCACCAGCGGCGCGGACTCCGCCTCGGCGCAGGCGGTGAGCCGTACCGTGCTCAT